CCCCCCCCCCCCCCCTGCGCCCCCCCCCCCCGCCACCATCGAGCACAGCATCCCGATGCGAGCGTCGTCTGCCGATCCGCCCCACGGCTCGATGAGGTAGAACGCGCACCACTCGGCGAACTCGGCCGAGTCGATGCGTGCCTGCGCCTCTCTGACTGTGCAGTGCCATAGTGCAGCGAGCCTCATCCAGTGCCGGCGCTCGGGCCGGCTGCGGAGTTTTTTTCCAGTTCCTCGATGTCCGATCGACTCAGGCGATTCACCGTCGCCGCCTGGGTGTAGACGCGATCCAGCGCCGTGCCGGACTTCTCGCCTAGGGCCGCGACGTCTGCGGCGGTGAACAGCGGCTTGCCCGCGGCGTCGCACAGGACGCGCACGAGCAGCCGCGAACGGAGGTTGTCGCGGCGGTGCTCGAACGTCCTGGCGGTGGGATCGACGATGAGCGAGCATTCCCACTCATCGCGCTCCCGGCCCGTCATGGTGCGCACGTGGACCGTCCCGCCCCACTCGGGGACTTCGACGGCGACGATGCGCCCGTCAGTCGATCCAAGAATCTGATCTCGCGTCAACTCTGACATGGTGCTCCTATCACGAGGCAGGCGTCAGGGCGCCGGTGAACTTGAGCGTGCAGCGCAGGACGACCTTTTCCTTGGTCGAGCCGTTCACGCTGAGGCTCTTGACAAATGCGTTGCCGCCGATCGAGTCCGCGCCGGTGTTGCTGAAATTCAGCGTGTAGGCGTCGATCGACCCGTCGAGCAGATCGGTGAACAGCGCCTGGTGCGTCGTGTCCGCCGGATCGTACATGAGGCTGAATGACAACTCGCCGGAGTTGTACGTCGTGGTCACAAACGTATCGGCGACGTCGTCGAGGTTGGTCGTCTCGGCGCTGGCGTGCTCCATGCCGCTCCAATCGAAGTCGAACACATCGACGACGGCGGTGACGCCCTTCTTGATCAGTGTACCTTTGGCGGCGAACGGAGTGGCCATGATGATGCTCCTACCCGGTGGTGGTGTTGAGTTGGTACGGCGCGTCCTGGGTGAACCAGATCACGCCGGTGACCGCGCCCATGTGCGCGCGGCGAACGGTCTGACCGACGGAAACAAACACGGACCGCTGGGCGGAAAGCCCCTCGATCTTCACGTTGCTGTACTCGCCCAGCGTCCCCACAAATCCGTTGAGGCAGTCGCGCACGGCCCGCCGCAGCGTCTCGGCCTGAAGTTTGGTGTCGGCCCAGCAGTTGACCTCGAACTCGGCCATGTAGAGCACCGCCGGCGAGTCGAGCGACTCATGGGCCTCGTCGCCGTCCACGCTCACCGCGATCGCGGGCAGGGCCGCGTCTCCGGCGATCGGCTGGGGCACGTAGTCCGGGTAGATGCGGCTTTCGATGAGCGCGGCGATGTCCGGCCACTCTTTGAGGTGCAAGATCAGCGCGGACTCGATGGACTGCTCGTTCATGATGCCTTCGATTTACCCATGAGGTCGCGGGCCTCGAGGGCGAGCTGCTCTTTCACGCCGGCGATCACGCCCGCTTCAACGCTGCTCTTGTGGGCCATCCACGCATCGCGCATGAACGGACGCGGCTCGACGTTCCGCTTGGCCTCGCCCGTCTTGAGCAGCGACTCGCGCACCTTGCGAGCGGTTTTGCCGGTCTTGGCTCCCATCGCAGCCAGATCGCGGCCGCCCAGACGCCGGTAGGTCGTGGCGTCCATGACGCTGTGCCCGTAATGCACGTGCGCCGGGTAGAACCACTTGCTGTCGCCCGAGATCCCGAATGACTCGCGCTTGGCGATGTAGATGCCCACGCCCAGCCGCCCGCGTCCGGCGAACTTCTTGGCCGTCTTGATGTTCCGCCGCATCGTGCCCGGGACTCGGCCCTGCGACGTGCTGCCCAGCGTGTTGACGTCTTGCAGCACTGGCGCATTGGCGCGGGCCGCATCGCGCACTGGACGGAGCCGTTTGCGAAACGACGCCGCGAAGATCTTGTCCCGCGTCCGCTTTGGCAGTTGCTCGAGCATCCGGCGCAAGTCCTCGCGTCCGACCAGATCGAAGTTGATCCCGCGAATGGCGGCCATCACATCACCGCCTCTCGCGCGGCGATGGTCATCGTCTCATCGCTCTCGTCGTCGTTGAGAATGGACACGATCTCGAAGATGCGGCCATCAGCCTTGACGAGCCGCATGTCCGGCTTGAGGTCCTCGATCCGCCACGTCTCGATAAGGTGCGTCGCGTCGGCGTCGATCGGCCCGCTTCCGCCGCCGCGCTGGCTTTCGTTGGCGCTCTGGGGCGTGAGGCGGCAGTAGGCGCTCTTCCAATCAGACCATTCCTCCACCTGCTCCTGGGCGGCGTTGGTCGTGATCGCGCGTTTCTGCACGCGCATGAGGTGGCGGAATTGACTGAACGGTGCGGGCATCAGGCAAACCTCCGCACCCGGTAGCGCTCGATGAGGTTGTCGTAGCCCTTGAACTCCGAGACGATCGTGCCGGTGATCGCCATGCCGCGCTCATTGCACAGGCTGGCGGCCCGGGCCTTGATCCACAGCCGCACATTGGCGGGCGTCAGGGCCGACGTGGCCCAGGAGCCGGCGACGTAGCGGACCTGGATGGCGCCCGTCATGGCGCGAGCGCTGGGCCACGAGACGCCGTAGGCGGGGGTGATCCGCCCCGGCTCGCTGGCGACGTCCACGCGGTAGTTGCTGGCGTCCCATGTCTGGAGCGTGCCGTCGGTGTCGTAGTATTTGAGCGTCGTGACGCTTGTGAGCGTCGGACGGGGGACGATGATCTCCGCGTCGGGCGTCCGCCGGCAGTAGGAGGGGAATTCATCGAGGATCAGATCCCACGTCTGGGGATTGATCGATCGATCGAGAATGCCCTCAAGTTCCTCGCGAGCGGCATTGATGCAATCCGTAATCGTCGTGTCCTGGTCGCTCTCCGAGAAGTGGAGGTACTCTTTCATCTGCGCCAGAGTGACGACCTCGATTGTCGGGGCGGTGATGAGTGTGAGGGCT